TTCCTAAAACGCCAGAATCTCGCAGCATGCCAGTCTTGAGCGGAACGTATGGGTCGCTTTTTCGCAGTACCTCACTGTCTACAAACTTCTGTGCTTTTTGCAGACGGTCGGAAAAATCTTTTGCAGTCGGCATGCGAATCTTAAAACCTGTAATCAATTTGCTGTCACCTCGATGTGCTGAACCGCTGCAGAGCCATATCGGCAGTCTGCAACCGCTGTAATGGTGTGTTTGTTTGGCAGCGTCTGTATTTCGTGCAGTTCTTTTTCTTCCGAAATAATGCCACGAAACAGCAGGTCATCCCGTGCTGGAACATAATCTGTTACAGACGATGCAGGAATGCAGACATAAATGCTGTCACTCTGCTGCACCTCTTTTCCGTTCTGTCGGCTGCCAATGGATTCTTCCCAGTACACGTTCTTGATGACGTGTCGACAAAAAACAGGACGGTGATTGACTGCCCCCTCTGGATGATAAATTGTAACCGCATTGCAGTTCGTAAACATCAATCACACCCCCCGATACATCAGCCCTGTGCGTCCTAAATACCGCAGACAAATGCTGTACAGATAATCCGAAACACTTTTGCCGCTCAGCAGAGCCGTCAGCGTTTCCGCTGGCGTGCTGTATGTCACGCTGTAATGGTACTGCGTTTCGGACTTTTTTGCACCGTTGCTGTCTGTGCTGGCATACACCTGTCGCTGCAACTCAAATACCTCTGCCAACGCACACGCACATTTTTTGACAGGTTCTGCAAACGGTTCCGGTATGTTACTGGCAAGCCGCCCGAAGGTCACATTGTCGATATAGTCCGATGCACGGGCGGCAGCCGTGCGAAATGCTGCCGCATCTGTAAACACCGTGCCGCAATAAAAGTCTTGGTAGTATGGAAAATCTGCATAGACTGCCATCCTTTAGACCTCCGTCCGTTTCACATAGACGGTCTGCGGTTTCGAAATGCCGATGCCGTAAACCTTTCGACCCTGCACCGCAGAAGAACCAATGTATTCATTCGTCAGGTTTTTGATGGCGACTGGAACAGACCATTCCTGCACCCGGTGGCACCAGTTCGGGTGACCGCAAATAAATTCTGTGGTGGTCTTCTTGCCGCCAACAATCGTAGTATCCTCGAACATCGTGTTGTTGGATTCAAAGACGTTATACCCTGCGATTCTGCCAACCACCCCGGACTGCACCAGTTCCTGGGATAAATCCCCCTGCCGGATGTAGTGGTCATCTGCCAGCAGCACTTCCATGAATTCTGGAGATGCAATCAGCCACCGCTTCCCATCGTTCGGCACGCCCAGACGGGACTGCGTTCGCTTTGCTGCCAGTACCTGCTTGTATGCAGTGCTGTCCGTGCAGGCGGTCTTTGTGGTTGCAATGGTGATGCCTGCGGTTTCCTCCAAAGCACGGATGCATTTCGTATCCATGGACAGCCCCAGAGAGTAACCAGCACTGTCCAGCCGTTCTGCAGTGATACCGTCTGGAACGCTCTGTGCATCGAAACCATCAATCATTTCATTGACCGCTTCATCTGTATCAATGTTAATGTCAAAGTAGGTGGTAGAGCCGGCAGAGATGGCAGCCCCCTTCTGCTTGTCGTACTTCTTCACCTCTACTTCGGTGTCCCGAACTGGAACTTTGACCTTTCCAGCCTTCGGATTTCCTTCATAACGTGGGTTGAAAATGAGATTGTCCTTGGTGACAAGTGTCGCACGCAGCTTTTCATCTACCAAACTCGAATACCGTTCCTGTGCAATATGTGGCATAAAATTTTCCTCCTTGTTACTGTTTCAGATTTGGGTTCATCTTGTAAAATTCCGTTTCCACACCGGAAAGCGTGGTTGGTGGGTTGCCGGAAGTCGCAGCGGCTGCCCGTTCCTGCGGATTTGGTGCAAAGGCATCCTCGTGGGATGTCCGGAACGCATTCACGATGTCGTCACCGCCGATGAGCGTATCGCCATCGAATTGCAAATTCTTTTCTGTCAGCAAATCCGTGACATGCTTTTCATACACATCATTTTTCAGCCCCAGCTTTTTCACATACTGGTTCATCTTTGTGCGGTACTCAAACGCTGCCCGTTCTGCTTCTGCCTGCGTCAGCTTCTGCTTGTATTCCTCCACACTGGCTTTGATGCCGTCAATGTCCATCTTTTCGAAGGATGACAGCTTTTCCGCTGTTTCTTTCAGGCTGGTTCTCGCTGCATCCAACTGTTCCTGCAGGGCGGTGTATTCCGCTGCGGAATAAGTCTTTTCCGGCTGTTCTGCCTCCTGCTGCTTGGTTTCTTCTGCCATTTTCGCTACTCCTTTCTATTTTTGAGTATCAAAAAAGCACCGGTTTCCCGATGCTGATTTGCTGATATATAAGAACGCCGTACCCACAGGCTTGTTTGTTCTTGGTTTCCACCCTCCGCCAGTTTACCCATGGTCGGGGCAGTGATTACTCTACAATGTGCCAGTCCTCTGCCAGCATATCGGTCTGACTTGCAAGCCAGCCTACAACAAGCTGTTTCTGTGCTGTATACATCGCTATACTATCAAGGACTTTTGGAGTATGCTCCGCAATTCCGTCACCGTAGCACTCAGTAATTGAATTGTGAATACACTTGCCATTGATAAGAATGAGATGCATTCCTTTTCCGTTCCATCCGTTTCTGGCAACTTTCTTTCCAGCTTTCAGTGCTTCCAAAGCTTCTCCAAATGTCAAACTATTTTTTGTTTCTACCATTGTAACTCCTCCTCAGGGCATGAAAAAAGCACCTCATTGAGATGCTTTTTGTAATATTCAGTTTTTATTCTCAAAACATGTATCATTTTGAGAAGTTGGTCATGTTTCAACCCTACTTTTTTTTAAAGTGTTTTCCACTTCTTTTTTGAACTTGCGAAAAATCTTTTTTTGTTCTTCTGTTACTTCACCAACGAGATAAACAGAATTATTGCGGCATCTCACATTTTTAAGAATTTCTTTTGGCGGCATAATCATCGGCATCTTGTATTCCCCATTTCTTTGATAATAGTCGTTTTACTTCATTAACTAAAGTATTATTGTCTGTACTCGAAAATGCTTCAGCAATGAATTCGGCAGGGTTTTCACATGCGTATTCACCTAAATAGTTTTGAATTATGGCTTTGCTTTCATCCAAATCACAATTTATAAATGCAGTATGCATGATTTGTTTTGCTAATTCGCATTCATCCAGCGATTTTATAACCGCTCCTTTTTGATAATGATATTTTTCAAGCGTTTTGATGTATTCTGCGAAATGTATCGCTTCGTGTTTGAGAACACCGTGTAAACCATCTTTCGGTGTAAAATAGCCGCTTTCTACACAAATCTGAATATTGTTTTCTAATTCTTCAATACTTAAATTTGAAAACAATTCTTTTGATAATTTCAATCGCAGCTTTGGTACATCTTCACGCCATATCATTGACGATGAAGCAATTTCACTCATAGGTTCTAATAACACTTCACTAATCGAACCACGAATCATAGGAACGTCTTTATAAATTTTCCAAATCGCATCATTTATCTTATTTACCTTTTCAACTGGTAATTCAGATATATTCTCAATGGATAAATTCAATTTTTCTTTCGCATACTTAGCAGCTTTATCAAAGGTTTTCGCTGCCATCGGACGTTCTATGTTTATTATACCATCCTTACCGCCAGAAGTCAACCCACTTTTCTTTGCAGCATGCACGGCTTTTTGTGCCGTTGACCGATTGAATCCAAGCACCTGTTCCCGGAACCGGTCACGGTCTTGCCCGGTTTGCCTGCAAAAGTCTTTCAGCTTTGCTTCATTGTTTTTCAGGTAACGTGCTGACCGTTCAAATTCTGCTTGTGCTGTCGCTCTGGTTGCTTCATCCGTGGCACTGTTCACGCTTTCCTGTGCAGTGATGCAACGCCGCTTCCAGGCTCGGACTCTTCGTTCCTGTGCTCGCTGCATCTGACTGACTTCATATTCCGTGTACAATTTCCCATTGTACGAAATACAAGGTTCATCCAGCCTTTTCAGCTCTTCCGGCGTGTAATTCGGTGTGCTGAATCTCGGATAATAAGCGTGCCAGTTGTGGCGGCAGTTCCAACCTTTGAACCCTTCGCCGCTGCCATAGCCGATTTCAGAGAGGGTAAAAACTCGCAGCCCGTCAATGATTTTTCCGGCATCTTTTCCGGTTATTGTAACAAGCTGCCCCTGCCATTTTGCATGGTCAGGTCTTGCACCGCTGTGGGCAGTGATTTCCATGAGATAACAGCCTGCATCTTCCGCCTGCCGCAGGGAAACCGCTGCCGCTGTCTGACTGACACCCGTCAACACACACCGCCGAACAGCAACATCCATGCGGTCTTTGTGTTTGGTTGGATAAACAACTTCTGCTCCTGTATCCGCTAAGGCTCGCAGAGCGTTCATGATTGCTTCCTGATAACTGAATGCCCCAGAGGACACCTGCATATATATCCGGTCACAGGTCTGAATAAATGCGGTCTGCGTCTGCGTTGCGGTCGTGCTGACCAGATTCTGCATCGTGCCAAGTGTCTTTTTGTATCCGGCTTCCAGCACCTGTCGGGTGCTGCTGTCCTGCCGGATGTCAATGGGCAACGCTCCGGCAGCTTCGTGCAGGCTGTTGTCCATCTCGACCGTCTGCACGCCGGCATCTTCAAACAACGCTTTGACCTGTGCTGTGCATGCATCTGTGCGGTCGGCAATCAGCTGCACAATGTCATCATACAATAAGCCGGCAGCCTGTAAGACTTCCAGCTGATGCTTCGATGCCTCCGAAACATATCCCATTTTCAGGATTCTGCGAATGACCGCTGACAAAATATCGTCCTCTAACTGCTGGTATAGAGCAATGATGCGGTCAGCAGATGGTTCGTACTGCTGCCGCATTAAAATGCACCGCCGTCAAATAAACCGCCTGCATCCTGCTGTTCGGGCAACATCTGCAACGCCTCTGTTTCCTCGCATCCAAAGTACCATGACAACAGCAGCTCTGGCTTCAAGACACGAGCCTGCACCATTTGCAGGCGGCGTTGAAATTCCTTGTCTGTGTCTTCCAGAACCCCATCACCAAACGTGCAGGATACCTCTGCCGGCTTTGTGTGGCGGTTTGCGTAATAATCCCGATAGTACTGAAATCCGTACAGCAATTGTTCCAGAGCGGCTTGCAAGTTGCCCTGAATGTCGCTCACTCGCACAAAGGAACGCTGCTTACTGCTTTTGATTTCTTCAGCAGTCTTTTCAACGTCTGAAACTTCGGAAAGCGTGCCGTAACTCAGACCAGCCGCCGATTCAATCCGCCGCAAAATCTGATTCAGGGCATTGAAATAGGAAGTGTCCCGAATCTCAGGGGAAAACGTGTTGAAAATGGTGTTACCCGTTCCGGTTTTCTCCAGACAGTGATACATCCGTTCCCGTCCTTTTGGCAGGATGGGCTGGTTTGTACCCGGATGGAAGCGGAATAAATCCTCGCTGGCATCAATCGCCCGTTCAGAAGATTCCAGTTCCCAGAGAATCCGTTCCCAGTGTACATCTGCGTCATGAATCAGATCCACAGCGTCCGCATAAGCAGACACCCCAAGCGGTGAAGTCGGGTCAATGTTGTTTGCTTCTGGCATCTGGAACATCGCAAACAGCGGCTGGGATACATCGTAGTATGTTTTTTGCGGCAACAGATTTGCCCATTGCGGTACTTCTGTCAAATCGCATTCCAGCCCCAGCGTGCCAGGCGTAGGGGAGCGGAAGCACCGCTGCTGAATGGTGTGGGTGTGTGCCCGTTCATCGAACTGGTGGAACTCCAAACGGGTGTAACATCGCTTTTCCAGCACCAGTTCTTCCGGGCAAATCACTGCCGTGCAAGCATCGTTTGTATAGCGGACTGGCAAATACTGATTCTGTGCCACGAAATCAATTTGCAGCCCATTGTGATAATACGGCTTTAACAGCAGCCCACCGGATGCAATGCCGTAATCCAGCTTCTGCCGCAGCATTTGTTTGGTATGCTGTAGGGGCAGCTGCAATTCTGTGTCTTTCGTATCCAGTACAAATTCCGTCAATGCCAGCCGTTTCAGTTCTCGTGCAATCATTGCCGGCAGTCGGAGCGGCTTCACACGTTCTTTCTGCCAGTTTGCTCGGTTCTGGTATAGGTCTTCCCAGAGTTGCAAGGCGGTCTGCATATCGCCGGACAATAAACAAGGCAGCCCGAAAACTGCCGCAATTTCATTTGCTTGTATCATCGCATCACCTCCTCCGGATGGTTTTCAGCGCTCTTGTCATGGCAGTACGCACAAAGTATCGCATATCGTCCATGGCATGGTCATTTTCTTTAATGGGGCGGTCTTCTGCAGCGGATTCATCCCAGCGATACAACGAAAATTCCCGAATGATGTCTGTGCAGTTGTCGCAGATGTGCAGGTATTGCATTTGCAGCAAGCTGGACGTGTCCCGGATGCCGTTTAATACGCTGTTATCTGCCTGCCAGACCCGAAACAGCCCGTGCCGCCGGATGCACTCGATGAAGGATGCAGCGGACGGGTCAACGATGACTGCCCGAACTTTGTCGGCAACGTCTCCAGCAAGCTGTTTCAACGCTGCGTAATGCTCTTCATCCGTTCGGGGTGTTTTTGTCTTTCGTCCGTCATAATAATATTCTCGCAGGCGGATTGCGTGTCCGTCTGGCTGCAAGTACCACAGCCCTGCACTGGTTGGGTTCAGCGTACCGTAGTCGCAGGAAATGTAATAATCACCGCCAGGCTGTAACTCAGGATGGTGGGTGACATGCACCGCCTTGTCAAACATCGGGTAAATCAGCCCTTCTGCAACGCACCATTCGCCCAAGATAAAGCGGCGATAAAACACGCCTGTATATTCTGCTTTTACCGCAGCCACATACTGTGGGTCAAGCGTTGTATTGTCTTCCAATAAAAAACGCATGGTCAACATATCCAGTTCAGCCATGCGGTCAATGTATTCTCTTTTCAGCCAGTGTTGGGGGCTGTCGGGATTGGTCGTTGCAATCAGCTTTGCACCAGGCACACGCAAACGGGATAGCAGCATAACAAAGAAATCCTTTGGGAACAGCGTCAATTCATCGCAGTACGCACCTTGTAAAGTCAGCCCTCGAATTTTGCCTTCGCTGCGTGCATCGTTTGCACCTTCCAGCAGAATCCGCCTGCCGAACAGATAGGCTTCTTTGGCAGAGGTTGAAAAAGAAAAATTACTTTGCCCGAACATGGCTTCCAGCGGAATCAAACAGTTTCGTTTCAACGTGGTCAACGACTTTCCGCACATCAGATACAGCTGATTTTGCGGCATGGTAGCCAGCCAGAACCCCCAGCATACCAATGAAATCCACGTCTTCCCAGAAGAAACAGACCCTTCCAGCAAGTTAATCCGCTGCAACTTCTTTGTTCGCCACAGTTCCATCAATTGCCGCTGCTTCTTCGTGTAAATCATCTTCCACCCCCTGTTCCTGCATTCCTGCAATCAGCTGTTCCGTCATGCCGTTGCTCGGCTTGTCTTGCTTCGCCGCCTGCCGCTTTTTCAAGGTCAGTTCTTCCCGTTGTACGGTCTTTCCAAGTACGTCCATGACCTTATCAAATGCTTTGGTATCTCGGTCTTCCGTGACAGCCTGAAACATGGCGACCAGCAGAAGCATTTCGTTGTCTGCGTCCTCTTCCGGAATGCCAAGTGCTTTCAACAATTCTGTTTGGCTGGCGGTCGGCTGCAGGGAAAGCAACAGCTTCATTTTGGCTTTCATGTCTTTTTTTCTGCGGCGTGCTTCTCCGGACTTTTTGCCACCTTTTCTTGCAATTTCTCTTTGTTCGTTCTCTGTTCGTTCGTCCATCGGAATCAGGTTTTCTTCATTTGCCAACGTCCTCCCTCCGTTTTTCAGGTATAAAAAATGCCCGATGGCGTTACACCATCAGGCACAATAATCTATGTTAGCAATTATAGCACAAACGATGTTGAATGTCAAGCCCTTTCCAAAATTTTATCAAAGGCTTTTCGAACTTGATAGATGGACTGCTGCCGCTTTACTCCACAGATTCTGTTGACAGTATCCCAGGAGTGCCCATGCACATAGTATCCGCAAATCAATTGCCGTTGTAACCTTGTCAGGCTGGATACTGCATGCAAGACTTCACATTTGAGATTCTGATACATTGTCTTTTTCTGATTCAGTTCTTCTTCCAGACGTTCCTTCTTCTCTACGTAGGCTTCTTGGGAAGAAATTGGCTCGCCTCGCCCTCTTGGCATGTCACCGTAGTGCATACCGCTAATGCAGCCGGCACCAGATTCATGCATGTTAATTGCTTTCTGTGCTTTCTGTAGTGCATGTGCAGCGTTACGGCATTGCTGTAATGTTTCTAAAGTCATCCTCATTTCTCCTTTGTTTTCAGCCGAATCTTTGTGAAGTCAATCTGATAATCCTGCTTGAAATGCTGCATTTGTTCCAGTGCGTCCGGTGCTTTACCAAAGATGGGCGGTATTTCAGCAATGGACTGCACGTTGTCAAACAGCCGCTGAAGCCGTTTCTCTTTCCAGCCATAGTGCCATTCCAATGCCACAAATACCATCGCCATGCCCTGATAAATCGCCATTCTGTGGCTATACTCGACCTCGTGCTTGTTGTACAGGTTCTTTCGTTGTAAGGCTGGGTTCTTCATTTGGATTCCCTCATCTCTTTGTTCAGGATTTCCGCTGCTTTTTCAGCGTTTTCGAGGGTGTCGAAATAAGGACCATTAACGCGACAATTGCAATCATACCAACCTTCAGCAGCCCAGTGGCTGCTACTGTAATCATAATAAAGGCAATACGTTGCTTCTCCGCTTCCAAAATCCGGCTCATAGTCCGGGCAGAGCATATCATGCAGCTGCTCCAACCGTAACAGCAACCGCATTTTATCTGCAACTTGTTCGGCACGGGCTTCCGTTGGGAAACAGTTGCCGATTCTAAAATTGCGTTTGTCCGTGTCGTCATCTACGTTTTCCCAGCTATCAATTGTAAAATCGATACCAATATAAAAGTAGTCTTCTCCATCCTTCGGCTTCCACGGCTTCAACTCTTCCTGTTCCTTTTGTGCCTCTGCTTCTTTCTTCAGTCCTTCCAGCTTAGTCAAAAATTCGGATTTCAGTTCTTCAATTTTCTTTTCGATGTCGTTCATTTTAACGCTTCCTTTCTCTTTCTTTCGGCTTCTTTCGTTTCTTTCAATAACTTTTCCACATCATCCTCATACCGCCATTTGCATTGTCCGTCACAATCACAATCCCTGTCGCAGTAGTCACAGTATTCACGTGCTTCACAGTCTTCGTGTTTTAAACGTTTTTCATACGGATTATATCCCGTAAATCCCATAAAAAGCCCTTTTGCATCATCTGCTACTTTTTTCAGCATTTGCTTCAGCTTCTGGTTCTCCTGCTCCAGTTCCTTGTTTCGCTGTTCGAGCAGTTCCACGGTTCGTTCCAGCGGCTGAATCGTTCCAAGCAACGTCTGTTTGATCTCATGCATTGCATCTTCATCATTACAAACACGTTTGTTCCATCTTGTTGCATATTCGCCGATATAACCCTTTTCAATGTTTGCATCGCCTGCTCCAATCGAAAACGGCATACAAATATCATCCAGTATGCAGGATGCCTCTTTATTTATGTCGTAATCTTCATGCAGGAAATACAAATAATTTCTCCGCTTGCCGTTCCTGTCTAACCGCACATCGTTATGAAACTGCATTTTTCGACCGCAGAACGGACAAGGTTTCAGCTTGCCGCCGAATGTTTTCTCTTTTTCTTCAAGAGCTTGTTGTCGTCTGTTCCAGTCCTGACAAGCCTTATACTTGTTCGCAAACCATTCTCCGGTGCTGTTGTGTACGGCGTTCTTGGAGCAGAACAGCTTGTAATGATGTCCATGCTCATACACATAGTGAATTTTTGGTATTGACCCACAAACTGCACAGGGCATCAGATGTTCAATTAGTTTTTTCATTTTCGCACTCCCTCTCAAAATGTAACGGTGACATTTAAAACCGCCGCAGCCAACCAATAAACCGCCCGTCTGTGGTCTTTATGCCACAAACAAACCACTGCTGCACCAACATCCAGCAGTATCATGGCAATGGGTAGGATTTGCGTGGCATTGATTTTGCTCATGTTCCTGTCTTCCTTCCCGTTTTACCAAGCACAAGCCTATGGCTTCTAAAACCACCTTTTATTTTTCCTCTTGCAATCTCCATTGCATGTACAGATTTGCTATAGCACTCATCACACTGCTTTTTGCCGTTATCAATATCCTTGCCACAGGTTACACAGTGGTAGCCATCGCCAAACATATATCTTGGCAAAACCCCGTTTTCCCGTCTCTTTTCCATATGCCTGTTTGCATCCTGCTTTGCACACATCACGCACATGGCTCTTCCAGATGCTGCCGGCTTTTTTCCGCAGCGTGTGCATTTTCCAGCAGCTTTTCGCTCTGCATATTGTTTTCTTAGCTTTTCGTTCCGTGCTTGCTTTTGTTCTTCTGACATACTGTGATAGTATTTCATATTTCGTTCAACTCTTTTTTCTAAGCATGCAAAGCATTCCTTTCTGTTGGGTGCAGCTTTTTCTTGCCCACAACTTACACAAATCCCATGCTGGGCATACCAATCTTTCAATTCTTTTCCCATCGTCACTGCTTCCATCCATACCACTGCACTTTCAGTTCAGCCGCTCCGATGTTATGTAATCCCCGTAGCTTTTTCACTTGTGCCAGCTTCGCATTCGCCCCATACATCGTTGAATATAGCCATGGTCGCATGATTCCACCATGACAGAGCCGTTGCAACCATGTTCCATTCCCAGGGTTATAGATGCCATACAAGGGCTTTTTCTGTGCATCCATCGACAAAATTTCCGTTTTCCAATCTCCAAAGTAGGAGACCGCTTTCGCCTTTGTAAGCTCTTCTTCTGTGAATACTGGCGGGTTCGTAAGATAAGAGGCACTTTTTGCACTGAGTGCCCGATATAGGGAAGTCGTGCCGATGTGATACTTGCATCGGATAAAGTCCACGGTTTCCCCGTTTCGATAGTCGGCAACTGCTCTTCTCATTCGCTTCTCGCTCCGCTTCCAGTTCCGCACGATAGCGTCCCGAAACTCGCCCCGATGTTCTCTACAGAATCTGTAAACCGTATCGGACGGAATTTCATACCGGTCGCCCAGCTTGGCGATGCTCTCACAATCTACATAGTGTTCAAATGCAATCTGCATTTGCAAATCTTCAGAATATTTCATAATAACCTCCATTATATCGGCTCATCCAAGTTCAAAATCAGGCTTGCATAAGCTTCTGCGTTTTCTGATACCGGTGTTTCTTGTTGCTGTTTCTTTCCTTTGTGTGGTGTTCCCTCTGTTTCGCCCCAATATTGCAGTGTCTTTTTCCAATTTCGGATAAAATTCCCGTTTTTCGTCTTCCAATCTCTTTCCGTGTAATAGTCATAAAACTTTTGCACGTCAATCCGGATTTTCTCTTGCTCTGCAAATAACCGGATTTCTTCCAGCGTTGGAGGAAAATTTTGGCTTTCTGCATCTAAGATAGATAGATAGATATCTTCTTTATCTTCTTCTATCTTCTTATTCTGTTGTCGCTGCCCTGTCGCTACCTTGTCATCACCCTGTCGCCACTCTGTCGCTTTGCCTGTCACTAATTGATACTTGTCGTAATTATTTATAGCAAATACGGTAAATTTGTGGTATTTGTACCTTGTCACTTCGCCTGTCGTTTCTAGGTGCTTTATTGCAGTTCGGACTTGCCTTTCTGTCAGCTTCGTTTCCTCTGCCAGAACCGCATAGCTGGAAACCCGACCGCCACAAGGCACGCTGATTCCGTGCCATTGTCTTTTTGCTATGTTGACGGTCAACAGCAGATGCAGAAAGACCGTTTTTGTGTTGATGTCATCGTACCACTCCCAGTTTAAAAGTGACCGATACAGCTTGATATAACCGCTTTCCAGCATCCGCCATCACCTCTTTTCTTAGAATGGTACGTCACCATCGCCGAGAATCTCTTCAAAGTCGCTCAAATCAATCTCCGGCGTTTGGCTGTTGGCATTTTTGACATCCGCCTCATAGGTATGTACAACGCTTTGCGACTGGTTGACAACGCCCTGCATCGGATTGCTGTAAGACGGTGTCTGTGGCTCGCTGTAAGCCGTTTGTGGTGTGGGCTGATAGTTTTGCGGTTTGCTGTTATCATCGCTCTGCGTGGCGTTCTGGGCTGCCTTGCTCTCGCCAAAAGTCACATTGTCCGCTTGTACATCCATAGCGTAATGTTTCACCCCGTTGCTGTCCGTGTAATCAGCGTTTTGTAATTTGCCCTCTACGATAATCATCGACCCCTTACGGAAATATCGGTTGACAAATTCCGCTTGCTGCCGCCAGCTGACGATGTTGATAAAATCCGCTTTCTGGTCGCTGTTCTTGCTGTACTGCCGATTGACAGCAATCCGAAAACGGCAAACAGCAATGCCGCTTTGTGTGTTTCTGAGTTCCGGGTCTGCACACAACCGACCCATTAAAATTACCTTGTTTATCATTGTTTTTGCTCCTTTCGTAGCGGTGCAACCGCTTTTTCGTAGTTCCGATAGTAATAGTAAAAGATTTCCAGCAGCTTTTTGGCTGTATCTTCTTTCCGGACAAATGACACCTGCAAGCCGCACCGATTGCCTGATCGCAGCGACCGCAGAGCGAAATAGACGGTTTCGCCGATACGCTGCACCTTCCGGTTCTGGGCAATCATCTGCTTTTCTGGGATTTCAAACGCCTTTAGTTCTTCTTCTGATGTTACGCCCTCTAAAATCAATTCCATGTGCCGGGCATTCTTTGCAGCTGCATCGAACTCTTTCTGAATACGTTCTCGGTCGTGGACGAAGTTCCCGAAGAGTTCGTCCACGCTGCCTTTCCGTTCAACGATGCAGGAACGCTCAAAGCACTTTCCATTGATTTCAAAGGAATAATCTCCGAAGTCCAGCTTACGGCTTTCTGTAGCAATCCCATTTGCATGCAAGAATTGGATAATGTGCTGGTTGCATTGTTCCCGAGTGTCGCAGATAACCGTTATTTTCTTTTCAAAAACTTTTCTTTCAATCAAATGTCGTCAACCTCGCAATCATACACCGACTTATAATTTATCGGTTTTGTAATTATCTTTTTAGACCGGCAATAATCGCACTCGCCGCAGGACATCGGCAATAAATCACCGGTTTTTATCTTTTGATACCGTTTTACGAGCGACTGTACAAACTCTAACGCCACTTCAAGGGTATCATCCGGTATCCAAAACAGATTTAAATCCGGCTCTGGCTCTTTTGTGACGGCAGCCAGATAAAACGGCAATGTTTTCCCAGTGTTTTGCCGGACAATCTCCTGATAAATTGCCCCTTGTATGTCATACCGCCAAAAATCAATGAAATGCAGTTTCTTTTTTTTGGCTGGGTCATAAATCAGGTTAAAATCCCGGACAACCTTTAAATCTACAATCATCAGACCCTCATGATAGCTGTCAATTTTGGATTTAAAGGGTATACCGCAGATTTTGCCGGTAAAGATTCGCTGCTTTTGTCCACTCATGTATTGCATAAATTTTTTATCTCGCTTTACTCGCTGGATAATGTAATCAGCGTGTTGGTATGCAGATTTTAATTTACCTTGTCTTGTAAAGATTGCTGGGTGATTTGCAACAAATGCATCCAGCGTACCCTCAAAGTATGCATCAACATAAGAGCCGACCAATAAAGCTTCAGTGCTTGGTCTATGGTATTCACCGTGCAATTCCGCAAGGGTTCGTGCCTCGCAATCTAAAAAAGATTTAAATTGTGAGGCACTCATATAACCTTGGTTGCTTTCCGGTGAGTAATAATTCTCACTCGTTAGCATTCTGTTCCCCCTCGGCTTCAGCAAACGGGTCTGGAGCGTTCGCCGCCTTTTGGCTGATTTCTTCCGCCTCTCCCTCAACGTGGCAGCCCATCAAAACATCTGGGCAATATACACGGGCAAAAAACGCCCCTGCACGGTATGCCAGCATCTGTTCCGGCATGTTTTTCCATTTTGTGTTGCTCAACCAGCCCTCGGCGATTGCCATAGCGATGGTGACCTCAGTACCAGCAAGCTCGGTATCTCCATCCTTTGCCGTAATGTAACAGCCGCGTTTGTTTGTTCCACGCTCACCGGTGTAATTCACTCTGACATCTGTAAACCGCTGTCGAATAAAGCACAGGCACGCTTGTCCGCTCCATGACGGCTTACCCTTTACAACATACAATTGTTGCATAACCATCAACGGGGACACACCCATCCGCTGAGCCATATCCACAGCAATTGCACAATCTGCCGGCTTTCCAACGTAAGCGGTCGGAACAAGACCACTCGCTGCAAACACCTTTCCGATTTTTAACGCATCCGCAAAATCCGCCATAACTGGGGTGCTGATTTCCTTTTTCGGCGTTGCGATTGCTAACTGGTTGCTTTCGTTTTCCATTTTTTACCTCCCATTATAAAGAACTCAACAAAGTACTAACTTTGATAGTAAACGTCAGGCTATCAATTACTTTGTTAAAGCATTCTTCGCACATCCAAGAATCATCTAAACCGCTGCTTTTTTGGAATCGTATTAGTTTTTCATCACCTGATACTTCTTCACCGCAGGTATCGCAGTAGTAGTGTAAAACACGTTTTGCACCGCAGTTTCCGCACCGTTCGCAGCAGCTGCAATCATTTTCAATCTTTATCATCCGTCACCACATCGCTTTCCAAGAAGTCCAGCTGGCTGAGATTCAGGTCTGATTCATCCTCGACCTGTTTCGCCAGCGTTTGCAAGTCTGCATCTACGAACGCCTGTGCAGCTGCATCCAGTTCGCCAAGAATCCGATACAGCGGCTTCATGACATCGAAATGGTCAGCCTCTTGCATCGGGTCGAGCGTGGTATTATCTGCATGCATTGCTTCCACGCACATGATTGCAACCTTCATTGCGTTCTGTCTTAAAAAAACTTCTCCTCTTTGCATCTTGACTTTCCTTTCTCCCTGTGTTAAGATTGGGATGTTCTTATTTTTTTGCTATCCCTCGTCACTGGTTGCCGCCGGTGCGAGGGCCTTTTTTTGCCCGTTCTTGCAGTAACTCTTTTTCCAGAGCCTCGCATTTCTCTTCTGTCAGTTTCAGTTGTTTCTTCATGGCGTTTCCAAGTTCTCCAACTGTAATTTTGATGGTGTTGTACGTTTCTTCTTCTGACCATCTTTCCGATAATTTCTGATTCATTTTGCGTTTTCGATAACGCTCTTTCGCCTGTGCATCCTGTTCTTTTTTCACCACTTTTCTGCATGCTTCACAGTATTTCAATGCAATGTGACTGTGATAGCTGTTGTGGTAGATGTCGCTGATTGGCTCGTTGCATCGCAGGCAATACTTGATAACTTGCATTTGCATCCGCTCCCCTACTGCGTTTTTCTTCCTGCTTTTCTCCTGCTTTTCTACCCAAAAAGACGGTTTTTTCGTCAATCATCGGCAGGTGGGGGAGTGCTGCACCGTTCTGCACAAACATCCATCAGCCGATGTGCAAAGTCGTTGATAATCTCCGGTGGGATGTCGGTCAGCGTGGTATGTACTCGTTTTCCGCCGTTTTCAAAATGGGTAATCTCGATGGGCATACCCTCGCCCGTCTGGATTGCCACAACGCTGTCATTGATTAGCTGATTGCACTGCTCGTACTGCTGGAGATTGCTCTCCATGCGGTCAGTCTGTTCTCGTGCTGCTTGGTAGTCGAACCCAGCCGGAACAGGCTTTAGCTCTCTGCCGGAATCCGCTGCTTGCTTGTCCAATAGGTGATTGTGTCGCCGCCAGGCAACCCAGCAGATAGCGGCAGCAATGCCGCCTAAAATCATCGTTTGCATTTTCGCTCTCTATCTCCTCTCCTGCACCGTTCGCACGTTAAAAGGTTCGGGTCTTCTCGCTCTCTGCCACATCGGGTGCAGCGTCCTTGTTCACGCCACTTAGCCCGAATGGCTTTTGTTTTCGCCTGTCCTTTTTTCTTCCGTTCGGGCGTTAATGCAGCGTACCAGAAGCGATGCCCTGCGTTGATTGCTTCCCGGCATTTCGGACAAGTAACAAACCCGTCCGTTGCGGAAGCGTTACGACATCGCACGCAAACATGGTGGGCTTTATACCAGTTGTAGCTTTCCAGTGATTCTTGATTCTTCTTCAGACGCTGTTCTTCTGGGGTCATTTGCTCACATCCTTGCTTAATTTGTCCAGAATCTGGCGTGCTGCATCCATCGCAATCGCACATTCCACACGTCTTCCTTGCTTAGCAAGAGCCATTGTCGTGCCTGCAAACATTGCAAGCGAGATTTTGGCAGCTTGTAAAGGATCCATGCTCTCCAGTTCCTCGATACGCCAGCTGTCTTTGCCGGGTTCAATTGCTGTTGTCTTCATCTTTTTGCTCCTGTGACTGGCTCGGATGCGTTTTTCCCATCTCCACATTGATTTCATCTGTAGCATCTTGGATAAGAATGTCGGCTACCTGCAAGATATGCTCTCTATCTTCCTGAGTAAGCCCACCCGTGATACCGATAAACGCATAAAGTGCCATTTTAGCGGCGTCAAGTCTTTTAAAGCCTCTCACTTTGACCTTAGATACATTGCTCTTTCGTGTCGTTTTGATAACGATTTTTCCCATCTTTCTGATTTTCCTTTCTGTTTTTATTTCGGCAGACCGGACACACATACCACCCGGTAAACTGCCAGGACACGTTCCAATCCAGCCCGCATTGCTCGCAGATGGCGTATTTGTACCCGTTCCGGATTTCAATTTTTGACTTCATTGAATAATTCGCAAATCCTTTCCGCTCCAATCTTCGTTCGGGAATGCCATTTCAAATAGTGCTCGTGTAATTTTTGCGGAAAGTTCCCGTTCTTCTTCTGGTGTGTGGTCGGGGATACGCATATCCACGACCGTTCCGTTTTCCAGCTTAATAACCTTTTTTCGGTATCCTTTGCACTGGACATCTTCTAAAACCACATGTTCTGGAATTTTCATAAAATCACCTCGCTTTTAGTTTATGCGGTGAAAACTTGTACAGTTGTCACGCACAAACGCCGTATTTCACAGCCAGTTCCTTGACGATTGCCACATAGATTTCAATCAGCTTTTTGTCCTCTGCGATGATGTCAATCCGTGTCAGCTTGTCCCGTTTTGACTTGCAAACGCCCTCTCCTGCCATCCGATTCCGCTTATTTGTAAGCCGGGTGTTCAGGGAAACGCCTGCTCTGGATTCGATTGACCGATAGATTTCCTCGTAAACCAGTCGAATACCGCCGTAACCCTCTCCGGTTGCCCGTGCAATCTTGTTAATCAGGTGTTCGCTGTCTTTCCGCCATGCGGTCTTGTCCAGAGCGATGACCTCACAGGTATTCTGCAACTTCTGTTCCAGCCCTGCAAGTGCGGTTGCCTGCTCTACCTGACGGGCTTCTATCTGTTTCTGCCGGGTCTCCATCTGAATCAGAACTTGCAGCTGTGGGGACAGATCCGCAAACTGTGACTGCACGGAATAGCTGCCATGCTTCCGGATGGATGGAAGGACATCGTCAAACACCCAACGCTCGAACTTCTCTGCATCCGGTCGGCGGCTGTGGGTAATCAGGCGGTATAAATCGCCCTCGGTGATGAATAGCATATTCTGAATGCCACCGTTTGTAGGGACTTCCAATTTGGAAACCCCTTTGCAATGGGCGTTAATTGCCTTGCTCGGAATTGCATATCCCAATGAATCAGCAACATCCTTTCCACAAAATAACACCTTGCCGTCATTCTGTTCCAGAATCCGGATTTCTCCGAAAACCTCATTCATGAATACCTGAATTCCATTCTCATTCATTTGTAAACGCTCCTTCCTGACTTGCCATAGCTGCTACGGACATTCCGACCGAAGCCCATGTAATTTGTTCCTGTGCTTTTTTAGGTAACGCACCCAATGCTTGCAACAGCGTTAAAAATTCTTGCACATCAACGTGCAAATTTGTATTCTTCATGATTTTGTTTAACGCTGCCAATGTTTCAAGGTCAACATTTGCCATAAAGCAACATCCTTTCATAATTTATTACCCTTACGGGCAGTGGGTCGGGATACGCTCCCGACGGGCGTTGTTCGTATAAAGGCAAAGAATGAGGTATTGCCAATGGCTACGATGCTGCCACATCGTCCCCGTGTTGCCGGTAGGTCAGCAATGGTTAGCCTATTACATATTCTTTGAGCAAGACATCTGTACCGTGCTTATAAATCCTGATGCAGTCAATTGTTTTTGCATTTTCAGAATCTGTTTCGTTGTTAACTCGTAAAATTGCCTTGTACCCTGCAACGCATGAGAAGTTAGCATTGACTTGATATGTGTCCCATCCGTTGACGGTGTGGACATCCACATCGTATACAGATTTTCCTATTTTCGTTTCCTTTCCCTCTGTGCTGCTGTTTTCTTCCTCTCTGATGTCATTGATTCTGAGTTCGTTCCCAACCATATGAGCATTCTTAAAAGCAAACCAGCAATTAAGTGGAGCATATGCCGCTTTACCGAAATAGTAAATATTGTGGTTATCATCGTAAATAACGATAATCTGTGGATTTTCTTCGTTGTTTTCCAGCATTCTGCTGATATAATCATTAACAGTCATTTTCGTTCCCTCTCTTCTTTTAATTTCAGTCGAGCGTTTCGGTTTTCCGCTGGCTCGTGGCTTTCGGTTTTCCGCTGCCTGTCCTCGACTGATTGGAAGCAAGCCATTTTGTTGTTTCCATGGCTTTATTATACGTCGTTTTGTTGCCGTTGTCAATAGGAATAATGTCATTTTGTAGCTATGCACAAAATAACAGATGTCAATTTGTTGCATTTAAACAAAAAGCAGGACAACGTATTGACTACAACGTCATTTTGTAGTATCATAAAGAAGAAGGAGGTGATAAGAATGGATAAGAAAGATTTTGGTGCAAGATTGCTTGCTCTAAGAAAACAAAAAGGAGTAAGTCAAGCAGAAGTCGCAGAATACATAGGACTTACAGTTGCAGCATATCAAAATTATGAAAATGGTCGGCGTGAAGCTGGATATGAAACAATATCAAAACTTGCTGACTTTTATCATGTATCAATTGATTATTTATTTGGAAAAGATGCAATAGCAGAACCGAATGACCCAATTAAAGATATGTCTGACCGCATGAATCTTAATCCTTACGAAAGAGCAATCATATCCGCTTATTTAGCAATGGACTCAAAAAGTAGAGAAGACCTTGCAAAAATGATTGGTGATGTCGCTGAATCAATTAAAAGCGGAACAGAGTATGAAA